GTAAATATAATTTTATTGAGGAAGATATACCATTACCACCTCGTACAATTTCAATTCTAAATGCCCCTGCTTCTTCTCCAACTGGTTTAACAGTTACAGAAAAAACAGTTGTTATAAATAATATTGCTAGAAGTAAATTAATTGTTGATTGGCAACCTGTTCAAGGAGTTACACAATATCAGGTAAATTACAAGCTTGAAAATGGAAATTATGTTTCTCAAGTAGTATTTAGTAGTGATTTTGAATTATTAGATACTGTAAAAGGTACTTATACAATACAAGTATTTTCATATAATGCAGCATTAACTTTATCTACAAATCCAGCAGAAACAACATATACAGCCGTTGGTAAAACAGCTTTACCAGAAAACGTATCTTCATTAACTATTGAACCAATTAATGAACAATTTGTAAGATTAAGATTTACTCAGGCAACTGCTATAGATGTTTTACATGGTGGTCGTGTGTATATTAGACATTCCAATCAAACTGGAAATAATGCTACGTTTCAATCTGCACAAGATATTATTGAAGCTGTGGCTGGTAACACAACAGAGGTTATAGCACCAGCACTGGCTGGTACTTATCTTCTAAAATTTCAAGATGATGGCGGTAGGTTTAGTAGAGATGCTGCAAAAATTCAATTATCACTTGTTGATATCTTAGATTCTATAACTGTTAAAGAAGATAGAGAAGATACTGATACGCCAACATTTAATAATACTACAAGCAGTTTATTTATTAATACACAATACGATAGCGTCCGAGGTGGGCTGGTTTTAACTGATCCGTCAGCAATAATATCTGGTACATACAGTCAAGCAACAAATTCAACAACGATAACTTGTACTATAAATTCACATGGATTATCTCAAGGAGAATTTTTAAATTTTAGGTTTACAAGCGGAGATGCAGTAAACGGAAAATTTGTTATAACTAGTATTACAAATGCAAATGTTTTTGTAATAACAGCACAAAAATCTTTAGCTTCTGAGCTTATACATACAGGTAATGTATCTGTTGATAGAGGATTAAGAGGCACATATGATTTTAAAGACACTCTAGATTTAGGTGGTGTTTTTTCCTTAAATTTAAAAAGATATTTTCAAGGCACTGGATTTTATGTAGGCGATAGATTTGATAACAGAACAGATTTAATAGATACTTGGACAGATTTTGATGGCACAGTTGCTAATGATGCAAATGCAAAATTAGTTGTACGCACAACTCCTGACAACCCAAGCGGCTCGCCAACTTACTCAGAATTTAATGATGTTGCTAATGGAACTTTTAAAGGAAGAGCTTTTCAATTTAGAACTATCTTAGAAACAAATGATGCTGCACAAAATACAAATTTGCAACAACTAGGATATTTTGCATCAATGCCAGTAAGGACTGAACAATCTTCTGTAATTGCATCAGGAGCAGGGGCAAAAACAGTAACTTTTGCAGCAGCTTTCTTTGTTGGTACATCTGATATTACAGGTATTCCAAAACCTTCTGTTAATATTTCTCCCCAAAATATGCAAACAGGTGATTTTTATGAATTATTAGATAGTAATATTTCTGGAACGCAATTCATAGTTCACTTTAAAAACTCAAGTGGTGCTAGTATTGATAGAAACTTTACCTACAGTGCTGTTGGTTTCGGCAAAGGAGGGTAAAATGGAGGAAAATAGTATTTAACTGTGGCTGACGTTTCTAATTACAATATTGAAAATGCTTCTGGAGCAAATGTTAGATCTGATCTTAATAATGTTTTTGCAGCTATTCAATCAAGCAATTCCAAGTCTACTGACTTAGCTGCAAGTCAATGTGTAGCTGGTATGCCATTTTTAAATACTACATCAAACGTATTAAAAATTAGAAATAGTTCAAATAATGCTTTTACAGAAATAGGAAGTATAAATCAGGCAAATCTGGGTTTACTTCCAGTTGCTGGTGGAACCATGACAGGCGTTTTAAAGCTAAATAATGGTAATACACCAGCAGCCCCAAAAATAACATTTAATGGGGATACTGATACTGGTTTTTATAGAAATGGAGCAAACAATATTGGAGTTGCTACAGGCGGCTCAGAACAAATGTTTTTTAACGCTAATGGTATAAGTTTGAGACAAGAAAATCAATTGAGATATTTTGATTCAGATAATTCAAATTATATTGGATTCAAAGCACCCTCAAATATCACAAGTAACTTTGTATTAACTTTACCAGCGACAGATAGTCCTGTATCTGGTTATGCCTTAGTTTCAAATGGTTCTGGAACATTAAGTTGGGCTGAAGCAGCAGGGGGTGGAGGTGCTGTTGGAGGAGGTAATAATGAAATATTTTGGGAGAATGATCAAACTGTTACTCAAAACTACACGATCACAAATGGTAAAAATGCTGGCAGCTTTGGCCCAATTACTATACAATCAGGAGTAACAGTCACCGTTGGATCTGGTGAAACCTGGACAGTTGTTTAAACTATGAGCCAATTAAAAGTTGACAGTATAGTTCCTAGAGGTGGCTTACCATCTGGCTCTAGTGGTGGTGTAATACAAACTAAATCAACAATAAAAACAGATACTTCGTCTTTTAGTGTTGGAGCTGGCGGTACAAGTTCTTCTGTAGTTTCAGTTACGATAACCCCTCAATCTGCAAGTAGTAAAATTTTAATTTACGCTACTTTGTCTGGAAGTAAAAGCGATCAAGGTATGTTTTTAAAACTTTTCAGAGGTAGTACACAAATTGGTCAAGGAGATGCCTCTGGGAGTTGCCAAAGAGTAAGTACACATCTTTTGACAGACCAAAGTTTCATAATGAGTTCTACAACTTGCGTTTTTTTGGATTCACCATCTACATCAAGTTCATTAACTTATTCAATACGAGCAGGACATGGAAACCCCTCTACTCAAACTATTTTTATAAATAGAGATCAAGGTGGCAATAATGGGGCACAAATTGGTAGAGGAGTTACAATAATTACAGTACAGGAGATTACAGGTTAATGGAGTTAGATCACAACGCAATTTGGAAAGCTTACGAAGGTGTTGTTACAGAGATCCATGATGCTACTGGTGCTTTTGATAAAGATGGAAATAAAATAGAGTTAGATCAATCAAAGATTGATGCAGCAAGAGTCGAATTAAACAAATTACAATATAGATATGACAGAGTAGCTGGCACTACAAAATACGCTTCATTCGGAGATCAACTTGGTATGTTGTATGACGATATAGTTGCTGGTAAACTTGATACAACTGGAACGTGGGCTACCCATGTAAAATCAGTTAAAGACGCAAATCCAAAACCATGAGTACATTACAGGTTGCTACAATTAAAAGTGCGTCTTCCGCAGCACCTCAGTTTCAAAACAGTTCTGGTACTGAAAAAGGACAACTTTGTAAGGTTTGGGTAAACTTTAACCAATCAGGTACTACAGCTATCAGGGAGTCTTTTGGAGTTTCATCTATCTCAGATCAAGGTACAGGAAGAACTAGAATTAATTTCTCAATAAGTTTTTCTAATGCTAATTACTGTGTTACAGGTGTGCTTGGACAGGAAGGTACAAATGGCGATCATGGTAACGCACCTATGATTAGAGATGGTCACTCTGAATCATCATTTATGTTGGCTAGTAGAGTAGATATTGAATGTCACAGAGCTACAAGTAGTGTTGAATTTATGGATAAAAGAACTGTTTGTTTAGCAATTTTTGGAGACGGCTAAATGTCAACACTTAAAGTCAACACAATTCAAAACACAAGCGGTGGCTCTAGTTCAACTCCAGAGCAAATTGAAACTGGCAGGTTAAAAGCTTGGGGTTCATTTAAAGGAAGTGGAACTGTATCTATTCATGCCTCATATAATTTTTCTAGTATTACGGATATTTCGAGTGGAAGATATAAGTTAAATTTTGCAAATGCAATGTCTGATACAAATTATGCTATTACTGCAAATACTATGAAGGGAGATGCCAATAACGATGGTAACGTCAAAATTCAATGTGGTGATAATGACGGAAATCCAGCAGTTAATACAGGTAATTTTAACGTGCAAGTAATACACAGCCATGTTGATAGGGCTGATCCTGATAAATTTTGGGTTATGGTTGCTAGGTAAATTTGTTATATAATAAAAGAAAAACTTTATGGCAAATTCTGATTCACGATTTATTTACACAGATGACGAAGGTAATCTCTGTATTGTTTGTCCAGCAGATAATTGCGATTTGACCTTAGATCAGATAAAAGAAAAGGATTGCCCAAGCGGTAAGACAGTTTATACTGTTGATAAATCTGCTGTTCCTACTGATAGGACTTTCAGAGATGCTTGGACTTACACGGAGTAAATTATGGGATTTGGTGTAGATATGGCGAAAGCCAGAGAAATTCACAAAAATAATATCAGAGCAGCAAGATCGCCAAAACTTGCAGAACTTGATATTGAATTTCAAAAAGCATTAGAAACTGGTGCTAGTACCACAGATATTGTTGCTAAAAAACAGGCATTAAGAGATGCTCCTGCTGACTCTGAAATTGCTGCTGCTAATGATACTGATGCTCTTAAAGCACAATGGAAAACTGATATACTAGGCACATCTCCATATAGCTAATGGCAATAAAACCTGGAACATATAATATGACTGTCCAGAGAAGGTCAGATCATAAAATCCAACTTGTGTTCAAGGATAATAATAATGCTGCAATTTCATTAGTCGGATATACTGTTGCTGCTCAAGTTTGGGATCAGCCAAGAGCCAATAAGTATGCTGATTTTGCTGTAACCTACACAGATAGAGTTGCTGGAACGGTTGATATAGCACTTACTGATACACAGACAGGAACATTCTCACCAGATGTTTTGAAATATGACGTTGCTCTTACAGATACGTTAGGTTTGAAAGAATATTATTTAGAGGGTACTATATTTGTATCCGAAGGTTATACAGCATGACTTCAGTAAACGTCACAGAATTAAAGAATACTGTTACCGTAAATGAAGGAGACTCAACAGTTGTAACCATTGCTGTTCAAGGTCCAGCAGGTCCAAAGGGTCTAGACCTAGATGAATCTGCAAAAGTTGATGGATCTGTGGTGTACTATGACCAGAGTTCTGC